CTTTCAAGTACCACATATAACCTGCTTGTCCATCTTCACCAGAAACTTCAACCCAACCAACTTGAGCAGCATCAGAACCTGAAACTTCGTACTGATCTTTAAGAATAATTGGCTTGTTAGTAAACGTAGTGAAAGAAGGCTTAACAGATCTAGCGCCAGAGTACTCAGTTCCTTTTGAATTTTCAGAACCAAATACTAATATTCTAACATCATCATCACCATCAACAAAGTTCATGTCGCTTAAGTGAGCGCCTCCATAAGGTAAAGCTGTAAATCTAGCGTTACCAGCCGCAGCTACAGTTACCAAAGCAGTAACAGTTTGTCCACCACCAGCGATTAAAACTTGATCACCAACTCTAATACCATGAGTAGTAGTTAAAGCTACACCATCAATATCATGAGAGACATCAATTTGACTAGCCGAAGCATCGTGTATTGCACCTTTATAAGATAAGTGTAACCTACCTTGTTCTGACCAAACAACTTGATCAGCTGACATAGCTTCTTCCGCCCCTACTTGTCCTAAGAATCCTGAAATTGTACGTTTTCCATAAACTTCAGCTTCTTTTTCCATCAAGTCTGGAAGGTATTGCTGTGCCCATCCATTATTTTGGATGTCTAAATAATTATCCGACGTTATTTGCTGTACTGGAGCAGCTTGAAACGACGTTCTTGCAGTAATTGCCATTTTTTTGTAATTTTAAATTGTTATTAATTTTTAAGTTTAAATTTGAAATCATTAGAATTATTACCAAGCACCTTTACTTTTATACCACCAGCATTGATCTCACCACCGTGTTGCTGTCGTGGGTCCATATTGATGTTTTTAGCTTTAGCTACGCTATTTTTTAAAGCGTCAGCCTTACCTTGTTCGTAAAAGTGACTAGCAATTTTATCAGCGTTCATAGCGGTAAACATTGATTTGTGATAACCTTTAGCATCTTCCATTTCGTTATTTTTGTTCAAGAACTTCTTGACAAAATTATTAATGTCGCTTTGACTACCTTTAACCGTGTCTGAGTCTTTAACGTTAAATCTAAACTTTTTGTCTCCAACGTTATATTCAAAACCTTTGAAATTTTTGTTGAACACTTGATTAGTTTTATTTAAAAACGTACGGTGTTGTTTTTCTGCTACTTCTTGCTGCTCTTTTGATTCCTTGTTGTATCTGTTGAAAAAATCAACTGCTTTCTGTTGCTCACCCGTGAGCTTAGAACCATATTTGATGTCTTCATAATATTTGGACTTTGCACCGTCCAGGTGTTGCCTTGCCTGAGCAACTTGCTCCTTCATGGCTAATTTTTTTCTTTTAACATCTCTATCCTCGTCTATATCTTCATCGTAAGAAAAATAGTCTTCCATCATAAAGTCTATTTCTTCGTTGTTTAGATGAGGCTTTGTTTGCTTGTAATATTCTTTAAGTAAAGTATGATTATCTAATTCAGAATAATCTTGATTTAACTTAACGTAATCTTGTAAATCACCTCCTGTTTCTTCCATAAACTGCATTAGTTTTTGAATATTCTCAGGAAGTTCTTTTCCAGTTGCTTCTGCCTCAGCGACAGCTTCTTCAACTTGCTCTGTTAACTCTTCAACCTCTTCTTGAACTTCTTCAGTAATTTCTTCAACTACTGGCGTTTCAACTTCTGCTTCTGGTTGTTCTTCTTCAATTACTTCTTCAACTACTTCTTCTACAGGCGCTTCTTGCGTTACTTCTTCTGTAGATTTTTCTTCTGTAGGTAACTTACTTAAATCTACCTTGATAACACTGTCGTCTCCAGCAGATTCAAATTTACTTTCATCAACTGTTTCAACAGTTTCTTGTGTAGTTTCTTCAACTACGTTTTCTTCTTTTTCTTCCATAATATAATATAATAATAATTAATAAATTTTACTGCGGTCCGAACGTAGACATATCAGTAACATCTCTACCACCTAGTATATCATTACCTGATGATTCAAACTTTTTAGCTGGTTGATTGCTTTTTCTTTGTTCTATTAATTCGGACTGTTGACTAGCTTGTATTCTAGTTCTTTCATCTTTACGATCTTCTTTTTCTTTTTCTTTTCCTTTAGTGCTCTGCACTTCCATGTTTTTTAGCGCTATGTTATACTCGAACTCTAAAGCCATCAACTGTTGTTTAGCCTGTACTTCTTGTTGCATTTTTTGTAATTCGAGTTGTGCTTTTAATTGTTCTAGTTGAGCGTCTGATTGAGATAAAGCTTGTTGTTTTTGAACTTCTAACTGCGCTGCCGCTTGCTGCGTTTGCATATTAGTCTGCGCTTGCATCTGCATATTTTGTTGAGCAACCATTTGATCTTGTTCTGCTTTTTTCTTTCTACGTAACTTTAAAACTTGATTAGCTAATTTAACGTTGTTTATCTGTCTAACATCTATAGCGTCTTCAAGATTAATGCTTTGTTGTTGCAAAGACATTTGTATGTTGTTCTCAAGCATAGCTTTTTCTTCTTCATCTGGAGCTAGCTCTAAGAATATTCCAAAATCATATAAATGTAACTCAGACATTTCTTCTAACGTAGCAACGTTATGCACTCCAATAGCTTGTATAAAAGCATCTTTAGTTGGAGAGTACTCTATAATATCAGATATTCTGAGCGATAAACACTCAGCTGTTTCTGCTGTTAAAAATAACCCCGCATTTAATATATGTCTAGTTGCTGTGTTAGAGTTTGCTGCTGCTAGTTTTTGTATACCAACTAAAGCTTTAGCATCTGGCGTAGAACCGTCTCTAGCTTCGTTTAATCCAGTTACGTCTCTAATCATTTGTAGATAATAATTATAATTACCTATAAGTGCTTGCATTTTATTTCCTCCGCTACCAGATGTTATTTCTTGAATAGGTACTTTACCTGGATTCATATCGCCATCTGAAGTAAAAGACCTACCTATAACACTACCAGTTTGGAAGAACATATTCAATGCTTCTTGCGGGCTATAATTAGTTCCGTTACCTAAATCAACTTCAGCTAAACCATCAGCATCTAGGTAAACTCCATCTGGAACCATACGTGACATTACTTGCTGTAGCTTTAAATGTGTTAGTTGAATCATATCAGCAAATCCAGTAATTCTACCAACTAAAGAGTCAATCTTCCCTTTATACATTCTAGGCGCAACTATACTGTAGTTCATTTTAACCTTAGTAAAATCACTTTTAGGACGCATCATGTTTTTAGCCATCTCCCATTTAAGTAATTTACCAGTACCAAGAACCATGGCTCCCTCATATAAACATTCTATAGCTCTGTGTAATCTTTCATATCCACCTTCTTTATCTGCTGGTGGATTAAACGTGTCTTCTTTTTCAATAGCTTTTAAAGCTCCAGTTCCAGTTTCTTTCATTTTATAAACCTCGTTCATATAACTCTTGAAGTTAAAATATAATATTTGAACTTGGTTGTTGTCTATATCTCTATATTTTCCGCCACCTTGTTGGTAATCGTTAGTATTTACAGATCTTGTTTGTATTATTTCTTCTAAATCACTTGGTGTTAGATGTGGGAATTGTTTAGCTAGCTCGTTTATAGGTATAGTTTTAACTTCACCAACGTAGTAAACGTCATCAAAATATGGTGATTCAGTATACGAGTAAACTAAGTCTGCTGGATCAACATAATCTATAATAACACCTTCTGAAGTATTAAATCCAGTTTTTACAGCTCCAATACCTAACACAGTTAAATCTCTATAAAATCTCTTTTTAATTAGCTCGTAATTATTTCCATCCATTAAAACGTTTATAGCTTGTTCTTCCGCTATTTCTACAGATTGCTTATAAGTTAACTGCATGTGAAGATCTAACTCTTCTTGTGACTCTGGTAACGTTTCTGGATCGTTCTCGTATAAGTTAACGCCAAAAGCTTCTTGTGCGAAATCATTCAGTTCTTGAGTTTGCATATCTCCAAGTATAGATTCCATATACTCAGTTCTTTTAGCTACTCCATAAGGATCTTGTGAGTAAGCTTTTATATCGTACATTCTCTCTGCAATACCGTTTACAACAATATCAACAAACTTAGGTATAATAGGAACTGGCGTCCAGTCTAAGTTTAAGTAGCTTAAGTCACCGTTTATAGATAACTCATCTTTATATTTTTGAATTGATTGATTTCCACTAGCGTATAATCTTAAGTTGTGAAAATTGTTTTGATTAGTAGCGTATCTATTGTGACCGCGGTCTTTATTGAACCACTCAGATTCAATAGCTTTAGCTACTTTTAAC